CCATAAAGTAGTCCGTAAATAAAAGTCTTAGCTTGATCCCTAGTAGGCAGGTTAGTAGCCACTCTGTTAGCCTCGTGTATGTCTCCTTCAATAACAGTTTTAGCATAATCACCACTATCAAAACTTGCAAGATAATGAGACACAACCCTAATTTCAAGACCTGAAACGTCACAGCCGAGTAAGCTAAAACCTTTCGGTGCATAAAATAACTCTCTACATTCTTTCCCATAGAATCCTTTGACACTAGGTACTTGACCGATGTTAGGATGTGAGTGAGAGCATCTGCTTGACACAGAACCCATTGTATTAACCGATCCATGTATCTTACCATTCTTTTCATGGTATAACCAAGCATGTTTTCCCTCTGATAGTTGGGCTATTAGTTTATTAACTCTGAATGCCTCTGCCATTAGTTGAGCTTCAGGGTATGGTAACTTAGCTAGTACACTCTCATCAATCTTAGGTTCCTCTGTAGGAGTGAACTCTGTAGGTTTCCACCCATGAATATCATGTAGTCTTTTGGCTATGTGCTTACGAGAGTTAGGGTTAAAAATGATCACCTTTTCTTTTATAAAGGGTTCTCCTTTAACGTATCCTCTAGTCTTATTATTCACCTTTGGAATAAATACCTCTGATTCTGTCCAGTTTCCAAAAGCTTTCTTAAGTTCCTTCTGGAGTACACCTCTCTTCTCAGCTAGTGTACTGTATAGTCTGGAAGCTTTTCTAATATCAAATGGAAACCCATTCTCTGTTTGCTTCAGACAAATCTTATGGATGTCATGCTCTAGTCTGATAGACTCTTTGGAAAACTTTGCATCAACTAGCTTACGATAGAGTAGATAGTTAAGTTCAACATCATTCTCACAATACACTACCATCTCAGGACTAAACTCTTGGAAGTCTGTAAAGTCTCCTTTATGTAGTCCTAACCTCTGACCCCAAGACTTAAGAGAATGTCTACCATACATGTCTTTGCTAATTGAGTTCTTCTTTGAGTCTCTTGCACCTCTATCTGGATACACAAGTTTAGACATGACTAGTGTGTCTACAACTTCCTGATTAGGTTCAGGCTCCCATTTGAAAAACTTCTTCAGTACAGGTAGGTCAAAGGATATAATGTTGTGTCCTATGATCTGGTCGAAATTTTTTAGGAAAAATAGTCCGTCCTCTAATTCGTCACTTACAAAAGAGAATAACCTGTCTTCTTCTACATCATACACAACTAAACAATGGATTGTAGTGAACTCTTCTATCAGTCCATCTGTTTCAATATCAAATACACAACTTGTCATATTTCCCCCTCTTTAATTAAAATGTAGTACTATCTCCTGTCCACTCTTGACTACTTTCGTCCTCAAAAGGCATATTGTCTTCTTCTTCTTCGTACGGAACCTCAGTTAGTCTACCTGTCTCATGATCGTAGTCTAAACTACAGGCTATACCTGTTTCTCCTGTCCACCTATTCTTCAACACACGAACAGTAGTACGATCTGGATCTTCACCTTGTTGGTCTCTTTCACAACCAATAACAATATCAGACAGTTGGCCTATGGAGGCCGAACCTCTTAACTGTGCCATACTAGTCTGTGCTCCATCCTCGTGACCTTTGTTACCTTGTGGTCTCTTCAGGTGTGACACAAGTATAAGTCCACAGTTTACCTCTTCTACTAATCCACGTAGCTTAGTCATTAGATTATCAATGACCCTTCTTTCGTCACCATCTTCTATTCCAGAAACTACTATTGAGATGTGATCTAGAATGATGTATCCACATCCACAGGCAGTCACCATGTACCTAATCTTGGATAGGAGGTTATCACTACCAAGTGAACCCCAATGGTCATACATAAAGATGTTACCAGTATTCAAGGTACTATCAAACGCATCTTTAAACTCTTCATCTGTAACCTCAACTGTACCAAGATGTAGTGGTTTGTTAAGGTGTAGTCCCATAAAACCTAGTCCAGTACGTTTGTTGGACTCTTCTAGTGCAATGTAGCCTATTGTCTCCTCTTGATTTAGTATGTGGTTAGCAATCTCACGACAAACTTGTGACTTACCAATACCTGCACCTGCTGTGATCGTAACTATCTCACCTTTACGGATTCCAAGAGTCTTTTTATTGATTCCTTCATAGGGATATGAACAAGAGGCCATAGAATCTTCGGCACTCACTATATCCCACAGGTCTTTACCATTTATTATACCATCGGGTCTATAAACTTGTGCTTGCCAGATACAATCGATCAATTCTTTTACTCTGCCACTCTTGAGCATCTCATTTGCATCCTTTAGTGGAAGCTTTGCTATCTTAGCTTTACCCGGTGGTAGAACTTGAGCACACTCTCTAGAAGCTTTAACACCCGGCTCATCATTATCAAAACAGAAGATGACCTCGTCATACCCATTGAGTAGTTCTATGCTCTTACGGATAGCTTTTGAGGCTCCTGCTGACCCATTTGGTACTGAATATACAGGCCACCTATTACCTTGAGACTGAGAAACGGACAAAGCATCTATTTCTCCTTCACATACTATAGCTTTCTTACCTTTTCCTGACCAGAGGTGTTCTCCATATAATCCTGCCTCCTTTATGTCACCTCTAATGTGAAAGTCTTTATTTTTAAATCTAATCTTCTGTGCAATACGAGTACCACTAGAATCTTTGTAGTTAGCTACTTGGACTGGTTGTCCTGCTACACTACCTATTCTGTAGTCCCACTTCCTACAGGTCTCCTCAGTAATCCCTCTAGCACTGAGATTTGCTATCTCTCCTTCAATGAAATTCATATTTTTATCCCCCTTTTGTATTGTTACTACCTGTTCTTCTCCTATAGTTTCTCTATGTTCGCACCCAAAACAGTAAGCATGTCCATCACTATAACGTGCTAAGTTATCACGAGACCCACACTTAGGGCATGGTTCATGCTGTAAAAACTCACTTTCTTCATTTGTGTGATCCATCAGTTCCCCAACATTTTTCACCATCTTTACTTTCTATAGTTATATTACCTACATAGGTAAATCCTACAGTATTTAAAAACGTGTAGAAGTTCTCTAGAACTGACTGTAATGTGTGTGCCTCAAAGGACATCTGTGTTTTTTTAGTTATATTATCTTCAAGACCAATACAACCATCACTTGCCCTATAGTGAAATCCGTAGAACTCTCGTACCTCATCACCATCTGGCATACCTAACTGTTCTTTAATGTTCTTCATAACCCCCCAATTTTGAAATCAATTTGATAGTTAGACTCCCACCACTTTTCAACATTAAATGATGGACAGTCTGTTTTTTCCAACTTATTATGTCCTATAACTTTAGCATCTTTGTACATATATGTCAAGGTCTTAATAAGTACGTATAATGCTTTCTGTTGCTGTGCTGAGTAGTCTGGAGCAACTACACCTCTAGTATTTAGACCACCAATGATACAAATACCAATGGATTTAATGTCATAGTCTTGTAGGTGTGCTCCAATCTCATTAAAAGGTCTTCCAACCTCTATGGTTCCATCACGTTTTATTACACAATGGTAACCAATCTTAAGTAGTCCTCTTTTCCTGTGTCTTTCGTCTATGTCTCTTGCACTCAAGTCTACATTAGGTTTCGTATTGGTGGAATGGAGTATTATGTACTCAGTTGTTTTTCTTCTAGACATGTTCTATCCACTCTAAAGGTATTTTCTCTTGTGCATATTGAAAGTTATACTTCTCACACCACTCACCACATGTTAGTTTTCTACGTTGTACTCTACTATTTATATTTGAGAATACAAATCTTATATCTAACTCAGGATGTGCCTCACGTACTGCTCTATGCTTTCTCTGGTCATCATCCCTGAAGAAGCCTTTTGCTTCAATTATGATCCCATTGGAAAGCACAAAGTCTGGTGTGTACTTGTACTCTATGGTATAAGAAACGGACATTGGCTCATACTCAAATGAACACTTGCGTTTTGTTAAGTTGTCCGCTATCCGTTCCTCTAACCCAGATCTAAAAGTCACCAGATTTTCCCTCACTAGATTCAAAAGCATCACCTTCGTCTACAAAGGTAGTATCTACTTCTGAGATTGCATCGTAACCCTCTTCTACTCCAAAGACATCACTAGCACCATCGTTAGGTATGTACTCAATAAGGTTAAGCACTTGTACCATACGTAGACGAAGCTGTAAGCCTAAAGATTGTCCATGAAGGTATGGAGCTACTTCGTAAGCTACTTTACCTGTAGAACCATTCGATATTTTAATATTATTAGGAATGGGAGCCTTATTTGGCCCAACTACTACAGGTTTCTGTGTAAAGGTTTCACCAGTTTTACCATTTACTCCGGATGCTTTGAGCTTGAAGTGAAACATAGTACCAACATCCATACCATCTTCATCTTGTTTACTCTTATATGGAAGCCATTCAGTCCACTTACCCTTCGGGTTCTCAGAAAGACACTTCTCTTTCCAACTATTGTGAGCATCATCGACCATCTTTTGGAAATCCTCTGCTTCCTTATCCTTTAAGATAAGTTTAACGTGGTACAGACCTTCTGCTTTATGCATTGTGTCTGCAACCAGTATGTGAGGATACTCAAATTCACCGACTGGTGTTACTTGGTATTTTCCTGCCATATTACTTCCTTTCTTTTTGTGTGTGTTATT